CATCAAAAGCGTATGGATTTGCTGGATGCACGTCTAAATGGAAAATCCAGCCAATGGATAAATGGAGGAAGGAACACGGATTCCAACATGGTGCTTTTGCAGTAGGTTATAACGCAAGCGAACATAGGAGAATAAAAAGAGCTTGCCAACGTGGGGATGAGCCGAATTTTACAGCTTGGTATCCATTGGTAGCTTGGGGAATTACTAGAGAGGATTGCGAAAGGATAGTGAAAGCGCATGAGTTCAATGTAATTAAATCATCATGCTTTATGTGCCCTAATATGCGTAAAGAGGAATGGTTATCTCTAAAAGACAGCAATCCGAAATTATTTGAAACTGCAAAACTTATAGAAGAACGTGCATTTTCAAATGGAAATTATGGGCGCGGTGGCGGAGGTTTATATAAAAATAGTTTGGCTAATTTGAACAAAGAAGAAATTATTGATAAAGAAAATTCAATTTTAGAAGATAGATGTCATCATGGTGGTTGCTTCACATGAAAATAACCTGGACTAACTGTGCCGATGCGATGCCGCCGGAAAATTTGGAGGTAATCATAAATGACATTTGTGGTTGTATGATCATTAAAGCATTAGACCCAAAACTGCCAAAACACTTAACTGATAGTTTGCAGTGGATACCTTACACCGAAGAAGTATGGAAGGAATTGAACAAGTGAACATACCAAAACCAACAGAAGCAGAAAAAGACCAAGGCTATCAAGTCTGCCCATGCGGCGATAACGTTCACATACTTCAGGCCGGTTTCGAGGTGCGGCATAAGGTGTGCGAGAAATGCGGGTTTAGTGTGGTTGATAAGAATGAGTTTTTTATGGCCGGTGAATCTGTGGAGGATTGAGCAGATGAGTGATTATGATGAAATAAACGAGGAGCTTATAGAAGCCATCGTTAGTGCTCTTAGATGCAATTTGACTGATTTGCTAAATGGCGGAAAGGTAGATGAGTTTAACAAAGTTATTAACCTTACCAGAGTCATTGATGGTATTGCTAATGAAATATATTTAGACAATCTTAACAAGCAATAAATAGCGTTATATTTAAACATAACAACATGATTTTATTGTATAATAGTTTAAATTAATAGGGCTTAATAATGACTATTCTTGCACTCGATCTTGGGACTCAAACCGGCTGGGCTGTGTTGTGCGGATCAGGATCAATAATTAGCGGATCAACCTCATTCAAGACAAAAAGACATGATGGCGGCGGCATGAAATATCTAACATTCCGCAGATGGCTTGATAGTGAGTTCAAGGGTGAGGTTTCAGAGGTCTACTTTGAAGAGGTTAGAATGCATGCTGGCACACAAGCTGCCCATGTTTACGGCGGACTCATGGGTACGTTGACAGCATGGTGCGAGGAAAACTCAATACCTTATGCGAGCGTTCCAGTCGGAACTATCAAGAAATCAGCAACCGGCAAGGGCAACGCCAGCAAAGAGCAAATGATTAATGCCGCAATACTGCACGGATTCAATGTTGCTGATGATGACCAAGCCGATGCAATCCATTTGCTGAGATATGTGACGGAGCGTCCTTGAGTAACGCTCTGCCATATTGGCATTACATGAATCCTGAAAAAGTTCTCGAACGTAAGCAGGAATCACAATCAAAAAGATCATGCGCAGGATGTGCGTTTGAAGACGAAATAACAATAGCTGGTAAGCCAGAAAAGTATTGTTTGCACGGCAAGAGACACGGAAGAAAGTGCGAAACATTCATCCCGAAGGAGATCAAATGACAGATGAGCCGCTTTTTATATCTATGCTCCGCCATTTAACTTTTTCTAAACAAAAAATAGGAAAAGTTCTGGGGAAGTTTGTTTGCGCTGTTAAAGGCTGCCATGTGCACTCAATTGCGTACTTTAGATGTCCTATGGATAGTGTAGCTCCAAGCATTACTTCTTTTGATCCTTTCACTGGAAGGGTGCATATCAGCAAGTCTATAAGATTAGGTTTTATTCATTACGGCTTGGTCAGTAAATGCGAAAGATGCGGAGAAATTGTTGATATAGACAAAGAAACAACTGATATACCGATACAGTATCCAGACGGAGATATACAGATCAAATCAAGTGGGAGATTAAATGAACGAAAGTCCATTATTCAGAAGCACTCATGATGCATTGATGTTTGCATTTAATTTTGCCGGGCAGCAATCGCCCAGGACTCCGATGACAAGTTTATTTAAAACGCCAGGGCTTGGTACCGGGAAGGGCCTATCCGGCCTTGACGGAGCTGCTCAGGCCGGGTTTATTATTGCAGAGGTTTGCCGGTTGCAGGATGATCAGCGCAATGTGATTGTGGCTCGATATGACAGATCAACGCATGAGTGTAAATGCTGCGGTAGTGAAGTGAATAGTGAAGAGCGTGAAGCGGCCATTGATGCATTATCGCATTGTGTTGAGCTTGAAGGTATTCACAAGAAAGGTAGGTTGATGATCGTCAGAAAAGTAATGTGCGGCGGAAGGTTGCATTTTGACATACTAGCTAAGCAATACAGTCTTGCGGAGCGTTCACTATATCGGCGGGCTGCGGCGGTTAAGTTAAAGTATCGAAAAGTAGAGAATGCCGCATTAGTTGCTCTTGATAATGCTTTTTTTGAGAAAAAGCTATTAGTTGCTTGACTTTAGCGAAATATCTGCCAAAATAGGCATTAATTAATACTGTCAAAAGCTCACCCCAGAAATGGCGTGGGCTTTTTTATTATGCAAAATCAGAATGAGTGTGGCAAAAGTCACATGCAGAATAGAATCTCTCACGTATCCTACCGGGGGGCAACTTGGTAGATACGCAAATGATCATAAATATACTCATGTCCATCGTTGCTTTTCTCGGCGGCTGGTGGATGAAGACAATGTGGGAGTCGCTTAACGAATTAAGGGCGGCTGATTCAACATTGGCAGATAAAGTTCAACGGGTTGAAGTGTTAGTGGCTGGCAACTACGTCACAAAGAGCGACATGAATATTTTAACCGACGCTCTATTCAAGAAACTTGACAGAATAGAAAGTAAGGTAGACGGAAAGGCCGACAAATGACCAGCAACGAATTTAGCTACTGCGGCGGGTACAAGTATCAGTTAAAAACTGATGTGGTGATTCAGACAATATTGCGTCCAGAAAGTCAGTGTGTAATTCAAGGCTTCATATTTCTGGATACCGATGGGATTCTTAGAATTTATCGCGGCTATGCGTGGGACGGTTGCTCAAATGCTCCAGACACTGATAGTAATATGCTGGCAGGTCTAGTACATGATGCTCTTTATCAGTTAATGCAGGAAGGCGTGCTAGAGTGGGATTATAAGCCACGCGCTGATTGGATGCTGAAAGAGATCATGATCAAGCAAGGTTCATTTAGATGGGTGGCTGATTTATTCCATTCTGCTGTGCGTGAGTTCGGTTACACACATAAAAAGCCGAAGAAAGTTCAAGTAATTAATATCATTTAGCAAAGTGCAAGAAAGTGCAAAAAAGAAGCCAAGGGGTGCGAGTCGCAAAGGTAAGCCGAACAAAGCCACGGCAGAGATAAAATCTATGATTGAAGGCGCTCTTAATGATGCTGGTGGTCAAAAATACTTATTGCAGCAAGCGCAAGAAAATCCTGTCGCATTTATGGGATTGATTGGAAAGATACTGCCCAAGGATATCAATCACGGCGGTCAAGCTGGAAATCCTATGACTATAAAACTCATAAAAGAGATTGTTGATCCAGGTAAAAACTAAGCTGCCGCGTGTTTATGTTCCACTCGAACAGTCAGCTAGATACAAAGGTATTTACGGCGGGCGAGGTTCTGGTAAGTCTCACAACAGAGCGGAAGCGTTAATCGGTGATTCGTTAGAAATAAAAGGGCTGAGATCAGTTTGCATCCGCGAGGTGCAAAAAACCCTAAAACAATCATCTAAGCTGCTGATAGAAGATAAGCTGCGCTCGATGGGGTTGAATGAGTCGCACGGTTTCAAAGTTTTCAATGAAGTAATTCAAACTCCTGGCGATGGTGTAATTGCATTCCAGGGCATGCAGGATCATAACGCAGAGTCGATAAAATCGTTAGAGGGGTTTGGCAGGGCGTGGGTTGAAGAGGCGCAGACATTAAGCGAGAGATCGTTAATGTTGCTACGCCCAACCATTCGCGGAGATGGCTCTGAAATATGGGCAACATGGAATCCTAGAAGGAAAATAGACCCTGTGGATATGATGTTTCGCGGGGAAAATCCTCCATCAAACTCAATCTTAATAAGAGCAAATTGGAGTGATAACCCATTCTTTCCAGATGTGCTAGAGCAGGAAAGGCTTGATTGTTTGCGCGATGATCCAGACGCATATGACCATATTTGGAATGGCGGTTATGTTTCAGCATTAAAAAGCGCTTACTTCGCCAAGCAATTAGCTGCGGCAAGAGAAGAGCGCAGAATAGGAAACGTTGCGCCCGACCCACTTCTTCCTATCAAGCTGTTCATGGATATCGGTGGCACTGGAGCAAAGTCAGACGCATTCGCAATATGGGCGTGTCAGTTTGTCGGCAAAGAAATCCGCGTTCTTAATTACTACGAAGCAGTAGGGCAAACAGTAGACACGCACATTAGCTGGATGAGAACGCAAGGCTATACGCCAAATAAAGCATCGATATGGCTACCCCACGACGGCAGGACTCAAGACCGTGTTTACGATGTCAGCTATGAGTCAGCATTTAAGGCTGCTGAATATGATGTTGAGATTGTGCCAAACCAAGGTACGGGCGCAGCAATGCAGCGCATAGAGGCGGCGCGGAGATGGTTTCCTTCGTGCTGGTTTAATGAGCCAACAACGCAAGGTGGACTTGATGCGCTGGGCTGGTATCACGAGAAGCGCGACGAGAATCGAGACATTGGGTTAGGTCCAGAACATGATTGGGCATCCCACGGATCGGATGCATTTGGGATGATGGCTGTGGTTGCTGGTGAGTTATTCGAGAAATCGCAACAAGTTGATGAGCGCGTGCGGCATATACCTACAAGCTGGATGGGCTGATGATAGACGATAAAATAGACGACAAAACAGACGACAAAATAAAAGAGTGTGTTGCTGCATATAAAAAAGCGGAAGAAGCTTTTAGGCACAACAAGGAAACTGCTCTTGACGACGTGAAGTTTGCGCTTCTTTCTGAGCAATGGCATGAGCAAGATAAAACCGCGCGTGAGAATGATGGGCGGCCATGTTTGACATTTAACAAGCTGGTTGCTCATTTGCGCCAGATCGTAAATGATGCAAGACAGAACAAACCGGCAATTATCGTACATCCCGTTGATGATGACGCTGATCCAGAGACGGCAGAAGTCTATTCCGGGCTGATCAGAAATATTGAAGTCTCATCTAACGCAGATATTGCTTACGATACCGCGATTCAGCAAAGCGCATCAGGTGGGTTCGGGTTCATGCGCGTTAATATCGATTACACTCATGACGATTCTTTCGATAAAGATATAAAGATCGAGCGGATTGTAAATCAGCTGTCTGTTACTCCTGATTCAGATTCAACCAGTGCTGATGGGTCGGACTGGAATAAATGTTGGGTAACCGATCGTATCCCAAAAGACGAATTTACCGCGCGTTACCCAGAGGCCCAAAAAGTCAACTGGGAGGATGATTACGGTCATTGTGATTTTGTCGTCTGTTTTGTCGTCTATTTTATCGTCTATCATCAGCCCATCCAGCTTGTAGGTATATGCCGCACGCGCTCATCAACTTGTTGCGATTTCTC